CGGCGCTGCAAACGCACTTTTACGCCGGCCGTGAACTGGTCGCGGACGCCGTGAGAGTACGGGTCATCGGGAAACCCTCAGTGCACGCGCCGTCGAGCCTGAGCCCGTACACCGTGCCCGTTTCCATTCGCTATAAGTCAATCATTTAAGGAGGCCCCATGTCCGGACCCACTACTCAAGCATTCGACGCGGTCGGTACTATCGTGTCCATTTCCGCCAGCCTGCCGACCACGCACGACGCGGCCGGCTTCGGTGCCATCACCGCAGGCAGCTTCAAGGAAATCGGCGAAGTCATGACCATCGGCGAGCACGGTGCCAAGTCGTCCGAGAAGACCCGCACCCCGTTGAAATCCGGCACCGTGCGCAAGACCGTCGGCGCAACCGATTTCGGCAACGTGCAGTATGGCGTTTCGTACATCCCGGGCGACGATGGGCAGAAGCTGTGCGATACCGCACGCAAGAACCGCGCGCTGCACTCCTTCAAGATCGCGTATCCGACCGGCGACGTCGAATACTTCACCGCTCGCGTGCTGTCGCGCACCATCAACCCGGGCGGCGCCGATCAAGCGGTCCTGTCCGGCAACATCGAGGTGTCGATCGACGACGAAATCGTCTGGGTCGACCCGGCCTAATCGCCACCGCCGGCCCCGCGCGGGGCCGGTTCTACCTTCTCATTACTTAAGGATCGTTCAACATGAGCAAATCAGCCGCACTGGCAGCAATGGCCGTCGCCGCATTCACCTTCGTGCACTTCAAGAACCCGGCGACGGGCGCGAAGCTGTTCGTCCTGAACGCCAACAAGCCTACCGGCACCATCGACGGCGACGACGGCTATGCGCGCGACCAAGCCGGCAACCTGCTGCCGATCGGCGTCAAGAAGTGGGGTCCGGGCTCGGAAGAGTACCGCAAGGCCGAGGCCAGGATCGCGACCGAGAACATGCGCGCGGGCGCCAAGAAGCTGACCGGCGAAAAGCTGCACGAGAACGCAACGACGCTGCTGTCGCGAACCGTGTTCGAGTACGTCAATTTCGGCTACTCGCTGACCGATGACGGCGTCGAGCAAGTCGTTACCGCATCGACCTCGCATGACGAGCGCATGCGCGTCAATACCGCGCTGTTCAACGACCCGGCCTATGTCGCCGTGCGTGAGCAGGTGCTCGAGGCGGACGGCGACCTGGGAAACTTCGCCAAGACTGCCTAGACCAGCTAATCGGCCATGTCAAACATCTGGCGTGGCTGCAAGCGGTGCCCCGCGCCGAGCAAGGCAAAGAACACGATCCGCGGCCGCGGGGCGAACGGATTAAAAAGCAGTACGGGGAGGACGCAGCCGAGCTGCAAATCCCCGACCTCGGCAACGCGCAATTCTTGGTCGACTGGCTGTTTGAGGTCGGCCCCACGACCGGCGAGCAGCGGCTCGAATGGGTGCAGCTCGAATCGTGGCAGCGGCAAACGGGCGTTGAGCTCGACGAGTTTTGCGCAGTGGCGCTGGTGAAAATGTCCGGCGCCTACCTCGGCATGCTTCACGAGGCGCGCGAGCCGAATTGCCCGGCGCCGTTCGAATTCGAGCGCACCGAGACGGAAGTAAAGGCGCGGCAGGCTGCGCTTGTGCAGCAGATGAAGGAACGACGGAAAGGCAGAGGATGAGCGCAGCCGACATTGCAACCCTTGGTATTCGCGTAGACGCGCGCCAGGTCCGCGACGGCGACCAGGCGTTGCAAGGGCTCGCGCAAAGTGGTGCCCAAGCGGAGCAGTCGGTCGACCGCCTCGCAGGAACGCTGGGGCGACTGGAGCGCCTAGCCAAGCAAGCTGCGGCAGCGTTCGCGGCGTTCAAGCTCGCAAAACTCGTCGAGGAGTCGGCGCTCCTGAACGCCCGGTTCGAAACGATGGGCGTCGTTATGAACGTGGCCGGCAAAAACGCTGGCTATTCGGCCGCGATGATGGCGAGTCTCGAGCAGCAAATGCAGAAGACCGGCATATCCGCCATAAAGAGTCGAGAGACGCTTACGGCAATGGCGACGGCGAATATTGATCTTGCGAAGGCGACGCAGCTTGCCCGCGTGGCGCAAGACTTGGCTGTCGTCGGCAACATTAATTCGTCGGAAGCTACCGCACGCCTCGTTCACGGCATCCAATCCGGCGAGATTGAGATCCTGCGTACGCTCGGCCTGAATGTCAATTTTGAAGCATCGTACAAAAAGCTGGCGATTCAGCTCGGCACCACATCCGACAAACTCACCGGCTACCAAAAAATGCAGGCCCGCACAAATGTCGTGCTCCAAGAGGGCGCGAAATTCGCGGGCATCTACGAGCAAGCGATGGGCACCGCAGGCAAGCAGATTCTGTCCATGCAGCGCTACGTCGAAGACTTGCGCACGAAGGCCGGCGAGGTGTTCAACGAGACGCTGACTATCGCCGTGATGGCCTGGACCGAGCACCTCAAGGACTCGAACAAAGAGGTCAGTGAGTTGGCGAAAAATGGGCAGCTCGCGGAATGGGGGCGCGACCTGGCCGGCGTGTTTGTCGGCGTTGCGAACGCGATTGACAACATTCTTACCGGCGCCAAGATGGCGGGCACCTGGGCGGCGCATCAAATGGCCGGCGCCAAGATCAATTCGGAATTCGACCGCCGGCTCGCCACTGCGCCGAAAAAGGCCACGCTGGCGGGTGCCGCCGAACAGGCCGAAATGATTGAGCGCGAGCGCCAAGCCGCGTTCGCGAAGGAGCAACAGGACTACGAAGCCGCGCAAGTCGCGCTCGCGGGCACGGTCGACCGTTTCCAACGCGCGTTCGACGAGCGCCAGATGGCCAAGATCAAGAAGCAACAGGATGACGCCGCGAAGCAGCTCAAAATCGACCAGGACTACGCCGCGCGCTCGCAGGCGCTTCTGATCGCAAACGCGGATAAGAGCGTTGAGATACAACAGGCTGCCCAAACCAAGCTGGCACAGGAGGTCTACGGCGGCGGACGTACTGCCGCGCAAATTGCCGAGGAGGTCGAGACAAAGCGGCTGGCCGCGCTCGAAGCCGCGCAGAAGCAACAGAAGAAATACGACGAGACCTACAAGGACGCGATCAAGTCAATTCAGGAGCGCACTGCGGCGCTCGCCCTGGACGATGCGACGCAGGGCAAGCTGACCGAGGGGCAGAAGTACGCCATTAAGGTGCTCGACGACTTGCGGACGGGCGAGTTGAAACTGTCGGACGCCAAAAAGCGCACGTTGACCGCAGACCTTGAGGCGTACCTCGCGCAAGAGCGCATCACGCAAGCAAACGACGCCGCGCGCAAAGCCGAGGAGGAGGCGCTCAAAGCCGCCAACGCGCCGGCCGAAAAGATTTGGGAACAGGTGCGCGCGCTGCAGGCCGAGCTTGAAACGTGGGGCCTGGTTGGGCAAGCCGCGATCCGCGCGCAAATGGCAAAGGTCGAGGTGCAGCTCCAATCGGCCGAACTGTCCGCCGCAGAAACCGCCGCGCTCGAATCGCAATTGGTCGCGCTGCGCGAGCTGGAGAAGCTACAGGGACGCAAGGACTGGCTGGAAGCGATCGACCAGGCGCGCAAGGACACCGTGGCCGAGGCGCAGAAGGCCGCCGACCAGATGGCGCAGGCGATTACCGACTCGATCATGCGCGGCTTTGAAGGCGGCAAGGGCTTTGCGGCCAATTTCTTCCATTCGATCGTGAACGCGGCGGCCACGATGGTGCTGCGCCCGATCGTGCAGGCCGTATCGCAGCCGCTCGCGCAGACCGCAACCGGCGTGATTACTTCCGTCGGCCAGAGCGCCGGGCTCCTGTCGGGCGGCTCGTCGCTGGCAAACGGCGTCGGGCTCGCCTCGACCATCACGAGCGCGTTTAACTCGTCGGTCGTCGGCCAGTTTTTCTCGGGCCTGTCCGGATCCGCGAGTGCCGCCTCGGCCGCGCTGGGCGGTGCCGAGCTGACGGGGGCGGCCAGCGCTGGCGCGGCGGTCAGCAGTGCGATTGCGGCTATCCCCGGATGGGGCTGGGCGGCCCTGGGCGCGGCAGCCGTGGCGTCGCTGTTCGGCGGCGGCAAGGAGTCCGATACCCGGCTTACGTTCGGCAGCAACAACGCGGCCGGCAATGTCAACATCAACGACCACGGCAACGAGGGGAACAACATCCCCTACCTATCGGAGCATTCGAACAGCGCGTTTGGCTCCTTCGGCATCACGGGCGGCTTTTGGATGGACACCAAGAGCAAGCAGATTTCCGACTTCGTCGCCACCGTCGGCAAAGTCGACGACGCGCTCGCCGCACTGCTGACTGGCACCGAGAAAGCCAACGTGACCGCCGCCCTGACCGCGCAGAGCACGACCGTGCACACGGGCGCCGAAGGCAGCGACCCGAACGCAAACGGACAGCTCGACAGCGTCTTCGCGCAGCGGATCCGCGCCATTCTGGATGCTATCTCGCCGGACTTGGGCAAGTTAATCGACGGCTTCAAGGGCACCTCGCAGGAGCTTGCGACCGAGGCCGAGGCGCTGCTCAAGTACCGTAACGCGCTCAAGGACGCGGGCGAGGCTGTATTCGGCGTGAAGGTCACGCTTGAGCAGGTTGCCGCGCTCGCGCAGTCGGGCGAAACGGCCAGCGCGGCGCTTACCCGCGTGACGTCGGTATTCGAGGCGACCAACGCTGCGGCGCAGGCGCTCGGCCAAAACGCAGCAACCGCGTTCGGCGCGCTCGGGCTTGGCTCGTACGACACCCGCGCCGCCCTGGCGCTGGCAGCCGGCGGCGTCGACGTGCTGAACCAGCAAGTCGCCAGCTTCGCGCAAAACTTCACGACCGACGCGCAGCGGCTTGACACGCTCAATGCCGCGCTTGCAAAGCTGGGCTATACGAACGTCACGACCAAAGAGCAGTTCTATGACATTGCACACGGACTTGACCTGACGACCGCTGCCGGCCGCGATACGTTCGTCGCGCTGATGGCGATTCAGGGCGCCTTCGCGCAACTGCATCCGGACGACACCGCCAAGCAACTGGAAATAGCGAACAAGCAGCGCGAGCTCGAAGTCGCGGCGCTGCGCGCGGCGGGCAACGAGGCAGGCGCTGTAGCGGCCGAGCGCCAGGCGGAATTGGCCGCGCTCGACGAGTCGCTGCGTCCGCTGCAAGAACGCGTGTACGCGCTGCAGGACGAGGCCGCAAAGCATAAGCTGGGTATCGCGCTGTTGCGTGCGCAAGGCAACGAGACGGCAGCCGTGGCCGCTGAGCGCGCGGACGAACTGGCCGCGATGGATGCCTCGCTTCGCCCGATGCAAGCGCGGATTTGGCTGCTGCAGGACGAATCGGCCGCGATCGATGCTGCCTACTCTGCACTGGAGCGTTCCGTCGCCGCCGAGAAGAAGCTCAAGGAAACCGCGTACAAGGCCGCGAGCGACGCCATCGCCAAGCAAATCGACACCGTCAAGACGCGGCTGTCTGATCTGCAGGCGCTGTCGTCCACGCTGCACGGCGCTCTCGATCAGCTACACCCGGGCGGGCAGGACGCCAACACGCGCCGTGCAGCGCAGGCACAGCTCGACACGATGCTCGCCATCGTCAAGGCTGGCGGCGCGCTGCCGAAGGCCGACGACGTGCAAAGAGTGCTGTCGACCCTGACCGCCGACTCGACCGACCAGTTTGCGTCGTTCCGCGACTACCAGCGCGACCAGTACCTTACCGCGATCAAGCTGACCGACCTGTCCGAAGCGACCGACACGCAAATCGACAATACGCAAGCACAGCTCGACGCGCTGAACGCGCTCAAGGACGCCACCGACGCTGCGTATCAGGCCGACATCGACCGCCTGGACGGCATCCTCGAAACGGCCAAAGCGCAAATTGACGCGCTCAAGGGGATCGACGTGTCAGTCCTCTCCGTGGTCGACGCTGTCAACAACCTGGGTTCGCTGATTGCCGCCTCGCAGTCGGCCAACGCCGGCACCGCCCAAATCGTCGGTGCGTACCAGAGCGCATTGGGGCGCGCGCCGGACGCCGCTGGCCTGGCGTTCTGGCAGCAGCAAGCCGCCAACGGCGTGCCGATGTCGAGCATCATCGGCGCGATCGGCAGCAGCGCCGAGGCACAGGGCAAGATCGACGGCCTGTATGAGAAGCTGTTCGGCCGCCACGCTGACGCGGCCGGCGCTGACTTCTGGACGAAGCAACTTGCGGGCGGTACGTCGCTGTCCTCGATTGAGGCGGCCTTCCGCCAAAGCGACGAGTACAAGGCCAAAGTGCCGGGCTTTGCGGCCGGCGGCGCCCATGCGGGGGGCTGGCGCGTGGTCGGCGAGAAGGATTGGGAACTGGAGTACACCGCGCCGTCACGCATCGTCAGCAACAGCGACGCGCGCAGCATGCTCGATAACAGTCAGGTCGTGGCCGCCCTGGACGGCTTGCGCAAGGAGCTCGTGCCGGTCCTTCGCTTGATCAACACCAATACCAACCGCACGGCCAAGTCGAACGACGAAATGAACCGCCGCGAGCAGGAGGCAGAAGACGCATGAAGCTAATACCGCCGATCCCTATTGTTGACGGCTCGCCGATTACCGCGCCGGCGGGTCGCACGTACTACGACAAGAACGGCGTGCTGCAAACCGCCCCCGCTAACACGCTGCGCGTCACGTACGACCCGGCGGACCTCTCCGCGGCGCCGTACCCGCTGATCGTGCCTGGCGTTGACGTGCTCGGGCCGAACTATGGCCTGATCTATTCGAGCATTACCGAGAACGACACCGACGACGCACCGCTGTGGAATGGCGACCCGGCAAACAACGGGGCAGGAAACACCTACACCCAAGGGCAGAAGGCGCGCCGACCGGGCACACATCGAGTCTACGAGTGCCTTATCACCCACAACACCCAAAACACGAGCGCTGATTACCCCGAAAATAATCTCGCCGGGAACACGCCCAAATGGATGGACTATGGGCCGACGAACCTCTACGCCCCCTTTGACCACGAGGTCGACACGCCAGCGCAGGCGTCAGGTTCGTTCACGTACGTATTCCGCCCCGGGCAGATCGTGACAGCGCTTGCAATTGTCGGTGCCGAGGCGCGCGACGTGCGCGTTTCGGTCGTCGATTACGACGGCACGCTCGTCTACCGCAAGACAAAAACCCTGCGTGTCCGCAACTGCCGCAGCTTCAGCGACTATTTTTTCAAGCCGGTCTCGTACAAAGAGGCGGAAGTCTTCGACGATCTGCCGCCGTACTACCGCGGCCTGATCTGCGTAACCGTTAACAAGCCGAATAGCACGGCGCGGGCAGGCGACATCATCATCGGCCGCGTCGAGGAGGTCGGCGAGCTGCAGACGAAACCGAAGATCCGCACGTTACGCTATTCGGCTATCAAGACCGACGCTTTCGGCCGTACGAAATTCACCAAGCGCCGCAGCGCCAAACTGTTTTCCGGCCAGTGCTTCGTGGAAGCCGACCCGCCGAGCCTTGCCGACGAAGCCGTCCGCGTGATGGACGCGTACACTGCGGACCCGGTCGTCATCGTCGGCGACGCGGCATGGTCGAGTTTAATTGTTCTTGGCTTTGTGCAAGATTTTGAATTAGACTTGGACGCCGACGAAGGCTCGTTTTTTGACTTCCAATTCCAAGGCTTCGCGTAATGTCCAACCTTATCATTGACCTCGCACCGCTGCCGAGCCGTGACGACCCAGACAACCTGGACCCGAACGCGGACCAGATGTTTGGCAAGCTCGGCCAGTTCCGCACCGACCTGATCGCCTACGCCGCGATGATGAATCGCCTTGGGGGCGGCACGGCGTTTTCGCTGGTCTACACGTTTGCCGCCGCCACGGCTGATGCGGACCCTGGGCCGGGACTGCTGCGCCTGGACAACGCGACGCAAAACGCGGCAACAACGATTCGACTGGACAGCTTGGGCGAGGACACGCTCGATAACAGCGCCATCATCGACGCGTTCGACGACTCGACCAGCGTCATCAAGGGGCAAATCGAGCTCGCTTGCGCGACGGAC